TTTTCCTCCTTCCTCCATTGATTCATCAATAAAATAACGCCTTAATTCTTTTGGCAACATATTTCTAAAAAAGGAAGTTTTTCCGCTTGCTTGTTTGCCACATAAAACTAAAACTAAAGGCGAAACTTCCTCGTGATCGTAAGAACTTGTCCAATTATGAATTGCGCCTACAAGCCATTTTTTTAATACCCAACGATTAAATTCATTATAAGGTAAAATTAAATCCGCATATCTATCTATTTCATCGCCTATGGGTTCGCTATCGTTGTTTTTAAAATAATTATAAATAGGATCGAAAGATTTAGATTTAGAATTAAATATTAATTGTGAAATATCTGTTGCTGTTACTTTAAACTCAAAATATTTTTTAGCGTGAACAACAATACTATTTATAGTCTCGTCGTTTACGGGTTTGCCTTCAAACTCATAAATCTGATTAAATTCATTTTTAGAAATAGGATAATTTTCTTTTATAAAATTATCCAGCATTACGGTTTCGTTTTCCTCGTTTTCTATGCGTTTTGCGAAGTTTTCTTTAGAATCGATTAGCTCTTTTATAAACGCTTCGTCGTCGGTTTTAACTCCTAATATTGCCAAAGTATCAATAACTCCTTTAGGCGTCATTATTTGATCGTTTGCTTTGCCAACCGCAACGCGCTTAATTATTGCTTTTGATGTTTCTGAGTATAACTCACAACCCGCCTCTTTTGCATGGTAGTAGAAAGTAGAGATTGAAACTCCTCCTGTTTTGCAAAACTTCTTATATTGACTTTCAATTCTTTTAGGATCGTACTTTGATCCATTTTGGCAAATTGTTTTAAAATAACCAAGTCCAGCATCTCCAAAATGTGAACCTATAGAAAATCCAATCTCGCAAAATGTTTTATAGTCATCTTTACATAAGTCAATATTTTTGGATTGTATCTGGTCCATAATATAACCAAAATCATCTTTTGCGAAAAAGAAAGTTTCTTTTTTTACTTTTTTTACCGGTGTTTTTTTAGCTTTAAAAGTTTCAGACTTTTCATTTACAAAAATATCCATATCATAACTAATATATCTCAACCTGCTTTTGTCTTTGCAAGATTGATCTATATCAACTTCAAAAATATCTGAGTAGTACTGTGCTAATCCATGGAAGGATTCTAGGAATAAATCAGAATTAATTTTCACAAAGACAACTAACCCAGTGCCAGAAACAGAACGATTTGAACTAAAAGTATATTTGTCTGCATCAATTATTTTTCGAAGTTCGGTGTTAACATCGCAATCAATATCTATCAAAATAAGTCCGTTCATTTCTGATATGTTTGCCACCGAACGGCTATTTTGCTTCATAGTGCAACTTCCGGTAATTGCTGGCAGTTTGCTTTTTATTTCTGTGTACTTTTTTTTGTCGGTTTTGTTTGCTCTGGCTTCAAAAATTATACTTTGATGTTCGCCATTTTTTACGAGTTCTACATATTTTGCAAAATCAATAGTAATATTATCTTTGTCGTGATGCGTTTTGTATTTTGAGAAGATCATAGTTAAAAAATTGTTAGTTGTTTATTTTTAATTTCCTGTCCTTTTACTTTACAAAATTCTAATCTTTTTTGGACGCTTTTTATTACTTTCAATTGATCTTCTATCGATAAACCGCTTTCAATTAAAAGCTTTACTATTTTCATTGCTAGTGTATGTGTTATCATAAATATTTTTTTTCTAGTTTGTTAATTAATATTTCTTTTTGTCTTTTTAAAGTTCTATTTGCAGAGCTTGGTAAATTTGAATTTATTATTTTAAAGTAATTTAGCTTTAAATGTGTGTTTAAAACTCGTTCAACTCCTGTATTTCTATTTAATAAAAATTGTTCTTTAGGTACATTTTTAAACATTTGGTAGATTTGCGAAGTTAAAATCTTTAAAGCAAATATTTTGTCTTTATTTATTTTTTGGCAATATTCTATTATTTTATTTGCTTCCGGATGGATTATATTTTGCTGAACCGCTAATCCTTTATCAATTACTATTTCTTTGATTTTGCAATTATTATGATCGCATGAAGGACATAAGCAAATTCTTTCTTTCATAAGCTCCCCGCAATTATCGCACTCGGTAACCTCTTCATCTGTAGGCTCTTTTTTCGCTTTATAATCATCAATGCCCCAGAATATTTTTTCCCAGTCAAAAGTATCGCTCCAACGTCCGAACCTTGCAATATTACCGCCACCGTCAATGTGAATAAATCTATCTTTGAATATTTTGTTTGTAGTTCTTGATGCACGGCCTAAAATCTGAATATACAGATTTAAAGATGAAATTCTACGAGATACGATAATGGCTTGCACATCGGTAACATCAAAACCTTTGGTAAAAACTCCAACGTTAAATAATATTGCGCCGTCTGTGTTTCTAAATTTTTCAACCACTTCGCTTCTGCTATAATCGCTTTCGTTAACGGAATCATACATTAAACAATTAGGCACGCCAGCCTCAACAAATAAATCGTAAATAAATTTATTTAAAGTTGTGTTTTGGGTGAATATCATAGTTTTTTTACCTTTGCAATATTCGTTGTAATTTGCTAAAACATCCATTTGGTATTTTTCGTTAAAAACTTGTTCGCTATTGGAAACTTCGCCAAATGCGTCAAATTTAAAATCTTCCTCTTCTATTGGTATCGCATAATTTTCATCTACTACTAAAAATCCGTCTGTAATAAGATCGGCAATTGGAATACCAACGATAATATCTTGAAACAAATCAGCAAGAACAAAATCTTTTGTAAATTCTATTTTTTCGCAGCAATTACATTGTGTTTTATTCATTACTTTATGATTAAAACAAAAAAAGTAATTATCTTTTCTATTACTCACGGGTGTCGCTGTAAATCCAATTATTTTACAATTTGCAATCTCTAGTATTTTCTCGTAAATAATTACATGGCACTCGTCAATTATAATTAAATCAAAATCAGCGATTAAATTAGGATCTTTTTTTAATCTACTTTTTAAGGTCTGCACCATCGAAACTACAATTTTTGTTTTAGGAAAAACTTTGTCTTTTGCTTCAAAAGTAGTTGCATCTACAAAATGTTTTGCTGTCTGTCCTACAAGTTCACGACTATCTACAAGTATCAATACACGTCCAGCATATTGCTTTGCTAGCGTTGTAAAAATTACAGTCTTGCCTCCTCCAGTAGCTAATTGCACACAAAGTCTTTGATTTGTATTGCTGGTTATTTTGTTTAATAAATCTTCTTGATATGGTCTTAATTCCATGAATTTATAAATAAAAAATGCCCTACAGATTGGAAGTGGAGTTCCGCACTGTAAGGCTTTTAAAAATTTCTTCATTTCAATAAATGCTCCACCAATTATTGAATCACAAATATACTATAAAATAATAAATAAACAATAGTTTTTTGATATAAAAAAAAGCAAGTGCGATATAATCACAAATGCTTCTTTAATATTTTGAAATTCTAAAAATTAGTGCTTTTTCCGTGGAAAGCTAAAGCATTAATTATTTATCAAATATACTACTTTTTCTTAATTCCCCAATACATCCAATCTAAATAATCTTGAATTTCTTTTCTCCTTTTTGGACTTGCTTAAATTTTTTCTTTTTCTAGGTCGGAGAATGTGGGGAGTTTTTTATTCAATTTTCCATCCTTGAATTGTGTTGAAATAAACCGCTTCCCCTTGTGGATTGATCCATTCACGACCACGTAAGTTTATTGATACTTTTACTTCGTCTCCAGCTCTTTTATTATCTAACAAAGAGCACTTATCTTGCACAAAATGAATGCTTATATCTTGAGGGTATTGTTCGCTTGTTGTGATAACTACATTTTGACTTTTAAAGCTTCCTTTTTCTACTACAGATTGAACCACTTTTATTTTTCCGATTACTTCCATTATAATGTTTTTAATTTGTTTTCTAATTGTAATACTTGCACTTGTGTTGCAATTAATTTTCCTTCTTCAATTGCGTTTAAACAGTCTTCAATTCTTTTTTTTGTTGCTAATAAGGTTTTTTCAAATTGAGCGTCTGAAAGTTCAGGAGTAATAATTTCTAAATGAGGCACGTCTTGTGTTACTTCTGGCATTTCTTCCGGAACGTACACTGGTCCGCTAAAAACATCAGGACAATACCATTTTACACCATTTGAAATTGCACGAGCGAATAGCATATTTTTTGGAAATTTATCAATGTTTTTAGTAAGTGCTTTTTTCGCTTCTTCAATTGTAAAACTAGAATTTCCTATTATTTCAGCACCTTGATAAAAATCTATAGAACAGATTTTATCGCTCATCTCTTTTACTTTATAATCATACTTCCCCGAACCTTTAACCGTTGACGCTATTAATCCCGCTCCTAAAGTTGGTTTGCCTTGAATAATGTGTATTCCTGACATTGCAGCAAATGGAGGCACTCCAATTTCTTGACCCGCTTGTATTTTAACAAACGCTTGTCCCATTGCTTTTGCATCTGTAAACATTCCACTTTCTGCGAAAACTTTAGCCATAGACATGATGTCGTTTACTGGCATAATTGTAATTTCATTTTTCATAATACTTAATAATTTATAGTTAAACTTGATTTTCTTGGAGTTGATGAAACTTTTGGAACTAATACTCCCGCTTCATCATAAATTTCATTACTTGACTTATAAGCAACTTTTAAAAGTTCTTCACGTTCTTTTAACTCTTTTTGAATATCTAAGTAAATAGGATCTTCTTTATAATTTAAAGTGTCGCCACCATTTCGATAAGTTCCCTTAATTCCGAAAGCTTCAAAATTTTCTAAAGGCATTTCATTTTTTAACGATTCAGTAACAATTGCCAATGCTTCATTAATCCTAACGGCTTGTGTAAATAATTCCGTTTTATCCACATTGCCACTTTCTAAAACTTCGCTAACAAACTTTTTAGCGTTTATTTGGATTTCTTTTTTTGAAGGAAAAGCGTTTGAAAGTTCTTTTTCTTGCATTAACATTAATAGATTTTTACTTGCTCCCATAACTTATTTTTTTTCGTTTATTAATACTGCAATCATATTAGATTGACTTCTTTTTTCTCTTTTAGCTAATTCTTTTAGTTTTTTAATTTCTGATTCCTCCAGGGAATAGGTTACGTTTTTTTTCATAATTTCTAGTTTTTTATAAGGCTATTGGGAAATCATCCGAATTTGGAGCATATTTAATTATTTTTAATTCTATGTTTTTTCTATAAGCGTTCCAGCATCTAATAATCCATGCGTAAACTATTTTTTCAGAAACTGCGTTAAATTTATTTATTTTATTAGCAATTAATTTTTTTCTTAATAAATGCACACTGTTATTAGTTATATTTAAACCGCTTGTTAGCTGATCCATAAAATCTAAAGAATCATCTATATTTATTTCATCAAATAAACAAGACAAACTTCCTATAACTTTACTGGTTAAAACACCACTAAAAGCCAATCTTTTTGACATAGTATATTTTGATTTATTATTCCAATAATTTATATTTTGATTGTAGTAGTCTAGTAAAGCAGTATTTGATAATGACTTATCTTTATTTTTACTGCTTAAATTACAGTTCTTAATTGAAAGATAACCTTGAATCACACTAGACACAACTATTGAATTAGGTATTCCCGCAATTTTAAGAGCATCATTATTACCTCTAGGTTTTCCCGTATCTAAAACGTCAAATATTGATTTTTCCAATTCAAAAACAAAATGCAAGTTTATTGCGCTATTTGATTTTATAACTGCTGATAATCTGTGTTGTCCATCTAATACAGTTCCATCTTTTGCTATTTTAATAAATTCAAAAGTGTCTTCTTTCCATCTGCCAGCTAACATATCATTAACGTAGCCTTGAACTCTTTGATCGTTAATTCTCCTGTTATTGATGTTTTTAGATAAATAGTGTTTTGCTAATTCTGGAGTAGTTAAAATTTTTTTAATGTTCATAATTTCTAGTTTTATATTTTAGCGTTATTGCCTGCACAAATATACAATACTTTTACATTAGTTTGAAAATATATTAACAATAATTTAAGAAATAAAAAAACCACCGTCACAGTGGTTTTATTAATTATAGTTTTTCTATTTCTAATTTAACTTCTTGCCAATAAATGTTTTCTTTATATAATAATAAAATTTCATCTACTGCAATTAAAGCGCATACAATTCCCTCGCCTCTTTGCTGTAATCCTACAGACTGAAATTTCTTAAATAATTCGATTGCTTTTTCTTTTGGCTTCATTTTAATTGTTTTATATATTTTTTCCAACTTTTTTTGGCTTTTTTTTCAGCTATTTCCAGCATGTGTAAATATTTAAAGCCGTATTCCAGTCCGTGATTATTCATGTATCCATATATGTAAGCGCCTATGTATTTTTGTTTTTCTGTCATTTTAATAAATATTTTATTGGTTTTTGTAAATGTGGCAAATCTTTGCAATCGGCTACTAATTTTTTCGCGTTTGGTGTCAATGAGTTTTTTGTTTCTAACATTGTTAGTCGTTTTTCAAGTACGTTATAAGTTTTTTTCATCTCTTTTTTTTTGATCTATTTGTTTTTGCCTCTCTAAAATGTATGACCTATTTTTTAGGTAGTAATTGCGGGAATGTATTTTTTGTTGCTCTGGCGTCTTTTTAAGCCCTCTTTTAGCTATTGGTATAATTTCTTTTTCAATTTCCTTACTCTGTGTGGTGCAACATCTTTTTGCGCTGGATTCGGTAATGTATTTTTGACCGCAATTACAATAATGCATCATAGTTTAATTTTGATTCGATTACATAAAAACCACCTTCAATAGCTACTTTTATTGGAAAGTTTTTTTTTAATTTTATTTCTTTAAATACATCTGAAACGTGTAAATTCTTTTTTTGCCTTATTACTTTAAATCTTTGCTCTTGTGTGTATTTCATTATTTTAATTTATGCCATAACCAACTGTCTCCCCAGACGCACAAAATTTCAGTTTTGTTTTTTTTAGTTGGTTATGGCTGGTTAATATTATTTTTCTAACTTTTTAATTTCTCGTTGCAAAAAGTCAATTGCTTTTTTTAAGTCCTCTATTTCATTTTCTTTTTTTCCAGCTCTTGCAATATACTTAACTGCTGAACCTTTACAAAAATTAAGATTATAATCATGGCAAAAATCAATAACATCTTTATCCGTACCATTTTCGTAGTGTGTGGGTATATTAGCGTAGATAACAAATTTTCTTGCATTTAACTTGTAATCATTCATGTAATGCAGATCAGAAACATCGCTTTTTAAAATATCTTCACATACACAATTATAAATCCCTCCTTCAATATATGCAATTTTATTGTCTTCCATATTATAAGTTTCTATGCACTTGTATTTATTGCCTTTTTTAAATTTCATTTTTCTTAATTATTACAGTTTGTATTTTTTTTCCTTTTGCATCAATTCCTGTAATCTCGTTGCCTTTAACCTTGTAGCTTATTGCCCCTAAGATCATTAATTGTTTGTAGGCTAACGATTCGTTTTCGAATATTAATTTTGGTTTCATAGGAGTTTAATTAGTTGCTTTTTAATGTTGTACATTTTTAAAAGTTCTTCATTTGTTTTGTCCATTGGAAAATTGAAAATCTTAAAATACTCTTTAGTAAGTTTTGCAATCTCAATAAGATCATTATGGTAATAAGCGTCTACTGTTATTTGTTCTACTTCTCCTTCGTCTTGTAAGTAAGGAGCGTTGTTTGTGTAATCCGTTGTGTCCATAGTTTTTCTTGACAAAGATACGTCAGCATCTAACAAGTAATAGTTAATAAAATGTTAAATTTTACATTAGTGTTATTTTATTAATCATAAATGTTACTATATTTGTAGAAAAAAATACTATGAATGATTTTTTATTAGCTCGTATTGAGGCACTAGAAAAAAAAGTAAAGCAGTTAGAAGATGAAATACACACTAACGCGCTTAAAATTATTATCAACGACCCTGTATTTAACCAACCTATCAAATTATGATACTAGCAAAACAATTAAGATTAGGTAATTTATTTATTGAACATAAATCTTGTAAAATAATTTCAGTTATTGGATTAGAAAGAAATAGAATTGTATTTGACGGTATATTTTTAGATAAATGG